GCCCCGCATGCATAAGACCCCTATCTCTTGAAAGATAATTCACTTATGCCCGTTAAGTCTAACGGTAGATTGAGTTACTTGTCATCGTCTCCCCGGGCTTGCACCGGCGGCGGTTTCTTTCAGACGAAAGGAAGTACATTACCCGAGTAAGCAATATAAGAAGAAGAATCAGAGGAAAAGAGCACATAAAGAAGTCCAGGGTGCGGGTGCTAATCCGCGCTGGTGTACACGAATTTCTTCGGTACGCTCCTTGATGAACTTTAAGTCAGTATAGAGTGTCTGTCCACTAATAAATTCATAACTTTCGTTATAGGATCTATCAATGGCATTAGTCAATCTAACTAACTCCTTTCCTGCTTCAGAAATCTTATCTTTTTCTGCTCAGTTAATACTACTTATATCAACTTCGGCCATTAAGGTCCAAAGTTCATGAATTTCTTCTCAAGAACCCGATTTAAAATTAAGCAATTTTAAATGAGCCTCTAACAAGTGCTCTCTCTTAGTTAAATAAGAGAAGGCATAAATTCAGAAACCAGGACTTAACACCTTCAAGAAGGCTTCAAGCAGCCTTGTGGGCCACTTAGTGGAAGAGAATATTTTATACCAATTACGGTAGAAGAATAACTCCTCTAACTCAAGTTTCTTGGATGCTTCGACGTTACGGGCTCTATGACGTTCTAAAAGAGCGTTATAAAGACTGTAACGGAAAACCTCCGGATCTACCTGATCCCCGTATGCACACCACATTATGGTACGTTGTACCTCAATGTGGCTACGGGTTAATCAAGATCCTGGGCCGAAGCAAGTCCACATACTTACTACAATTTGTGAGTCTCATTTTCACATGAGATCCAGAGATTGTAATAAGGCTAACACACTGTGAAGATTTACAAAATTAAGTTTTAAAGCTTCAGCAATTAATCGACCAACAAAGAATTTATTTCTAAGGGTTCTGAGCACAAGCCCAGGTCCAATAGGAGTAAAATCAATGTCAGCTCCGCGTCAACGTTTAGCAAATTCAGCAAAATCTTTCGATTGAACTGACTTACTTAGATTGATATTTAACCCTAATGTTTCCATTAAGATTAAATATTGGGCGGCGACATCATCATTACAAATGACAACATCGTCACCTAATACGGCATAATCGCTAAAACCTTTTAACCCAACTTTCATTGCAGCCATACGCACAATCACATGATGTGTAATTGCGAGCATAGCCCAACTACTGTAAGCCCCCATAGGTTGACCAACGGCGTATTCTTTTACACCATTTTGGTAAGCCCACCCGAAATCTAATATACCTCTTCAGTTTATTGCAGAAGATCCTAAAAGAATCTTAAGCAAATCAACTTGGAGATCTATTGGAAGACGGTCAGTGGCAGCTGAAAGGTCGAAAGAGTGGTACACTCGCTTTGGAAGCCCCTCCCCTATACTTAATCGATTTAACTCGATAAGACGGTTTAAAGGAGCTTCTTGATCAAATGTACCATCTGTCTCTAACTTTCTTAGCA